AAGTGGAAGATGATGCTGGCGGTGGTATGGACCCGACTTATGTTGTCCTTCAAGGATTACTTGGGGCAATCCACGAGCACTTCGACGACGTGTACGACATGGGACTGGAAAGGGTTACGCTGGAGGCATTGGGTGAAGTCGTCCCAGAAGAAGACCTGAAGCCGGAACATAAGGAACGTATCAAGTCGATGGAAGGTAATGTTATCGTAGCTAACTTCGGGAGCCTACAATGAGCGATTCTATTTTCTTTGATCCAGACACTGGTGTGACATTAGATATCCCAGATGATATGGTACTAAAAGTAGCGGACTGGAAGAACCCAGATCATTACAAGAAACGAGATTTTGAGGCCATTGACGTCATCAAGTCGGCACTCACGGAAGAACAATTTACTGGATATTTACTCGGAAACTCGCTAAAATATTTACTACGGGTAAACGATAAAGATACTCCCTTGATGAACATCGGTAAGGCGGAGTGGTATGCTAACCGAGCAGAAAAAGAACTTTCGGAGAAATAATGGAACAGATGTACTGTGGTAAGATCGCCATCGACTACGACCGTGACGAAGACTTCTCGGCACAGGCCCTGAAGTTACTCACGGATTATTATATGTTGCCGGATGAGTCGAGTCCCCAAGAGGCTTTTGCTCGTGCGGCTTTGGCTTACTGCGAGGGAGACTACGGATTTGCTCAGCGTATTTATGACTATGCTAGTAAGCGTTGGTTTATGTTCGCTAGTCCTGTGCTTTCAAACGCACCGCTTGATGGCGTTGAGCCAAAGGGACTGCCAATCTCTTGCTTTCTTACTTATGTCGGTGACAATCTTGAGTCTCTCATCGGCCATAACTCTGAAGTTGCTTGGCTCTCCGTGAAGGGTGGCGGTGTCGGGGGACACTGGAACGATGTGCGGGGTGTCTCCGATAAAGCACCGGGGCCCATCCCATTTATGAAAGTTGTCGACTCAGGTATGACAGCGTGGAAGCAGGGCCGCACCCGTAAGGGGAGTTATGCGGCTTACCTCGATGTGTCTCACCCAGACATTATCGAATTTATTAACTTTAAGGTACCGACAGGTGGCGACATTAATCGCAAGTGTTTCAACCTGTTTAACGCAGTAAACATTACAGATGCTTTTATGGAGGCAGTAGAACATGGAACAGAATGGCAATTACGAGACCCTAATGAAGGAGATGTTAGAGATTCAATCCCAGCTAGAGAACTGTGGCAAAGAATACTCGAAGCTCGTTTCCGAACTGGGTCACCTTATCTCCACTTCATCGACGAATCCAACAGGCAGTTACCAGATACTCAAAAAGCACTTGGACTCGCAGTTAGAGGGTCTAACCTTTGCTCTGAAATCACTCTCCCTACATCTGAAGAACGCACGGCAGTCTGTTGCCTCTCCTCAGTCAACCTCGAAAAGTACGACGAGTGGAAAGGAACAAGCATGGTTGGAGACCTTGTGCGATTCTTGGACAACGTCCTTGAATTCTTTATCAGAAATGCACCGCCAGAGTTATCAAAAGCTGTTTACTCAGCTAAACGGGAAAGATCAATCGGCTTAGGAGCAATGGGCTGGCATGGGTATCTACAGCAGAATGGTATCTCGTGGGAGGGTCTCAGCGCGAAGTTTGCGAACCAACGGATATTTGCCGACATACACGCAAAGGCTCATGAGGAAAGTTTGCGTCTTGGCAAAGAGAAGGGGGAGGCACCTGACATGGTTGGTACGGGACTTCGGAACGCTCACCTTATCGCTATCGCTCCAAACGCTAATAGTTCTATTCTCTGTGGGTGTAGTGCTAGCATTGAGCCTATTAAGTCTAATGCTTACACCCATCGTACTCGTGCGGGTGCTCACCTCATCAAGAACCCTAACCTCGAGGAGGTCTTAGATGCTCTGGGAAAGAATGACCAAGAAACGTGGAAAAGCATCCTTAATGCTCAAGGCTCTGTTCAGCACTTGGAGTTCTTGTCGCCTGAACAAAGGGACGTTTTTAAGACTGCGTATGAAATCGATCAGGGGTCCGTCGTTGAGCATGCGGGTGATCGACAACCCTACGTTTGCCAAGCACAATCCGTCAATCTATTTTTCCCTGCTGGTTCGCCGGCGTCTTATGTTAACTCGGTACACCTTCGCGCATGGAAGTCTAACCTCAAATCCCTTTATTACCTCCGCACAGATGCGGGCGTCGAGGCAGACAAGGTTGGAGTCGCAGTTGAAAGAGTGGCTCTACAAGACGCGGAAGAATGCTTGAGTTGTCACGGTTAAGTTATGCATCAGTATTACGAGGGTGAAGTAGTTGAGTGCTCTATCTGTAGCTGTGAGTTTGACTTACACTTAGAAGGCGGGATAAAAGGTTCAATTGGAATTCTTCCTGTGAACCTATGCCCTATGTGTTTTTCAGGACTAGACATGCTCTTTACAGAATTACACGGGTGTTTTGAAGAGGATACCGACTAAAATGGACAAGATAAAAAGAAAAATGTTACGCCTTTACCACAAAATTCTAAAGGCTTCAGTCAAGCGAAAATTTGACAAGGCTGATGATCTAAATTGGAAGCTATTACAGCTCGAAATTAAGTTAAAACACCTTGACGATCAGGATGAACAACCGTAGTATAGACATTGAGGTTTGATTTTTCTCCCTCGCCGGATTGATCCTCCGGCACTTTGCGGCTCCGAAAGGGGCCTTTTTTTCCAACAAATAAAACAAGGACTTACGATGTCTTTATTACAAGAGTCAAAGGTTTACAAGCCATTTAAATACCCTTGGGCTGTCGAGTACGCAGTTGCTCATGAAAAAGTTCATTGGGGAGAGTGGGAGGCAAAACTGCAAGAGGATGTGGCACAGTGGCAAGGAGGCAAGCTCTCAGCGCAAGAGAAGCACCACATCACTCAGATACTCAAGTTGTTTACACAATCTGATGTACAGGTTGGCACGAACTACCTCGAGTACTACATTCCGAAACTGAAGAACAACGAGATTCGTGCGATGCTCACCTCTTTTGCAAATCGTGAATTTGTACACCAACGTAGCTACGCTCTTCTCAACGACACCCTCGGATTGCCCGAGTCAGAGTTTTCGGCGTTCCGTGAGTACCAGTCAATGGCCGACAAAGTAGAGTACATGGGAGACATCGACATGCACTCCCACGCAGGAATCGCAAAAGCGATCGCCCGTAGTGTGATGAACGAAGGTATGAGCCTCTTCAGTGCGTTCGCTATGCTCTTAAACTACCAGCGGTACGGAAAGATGCGCGGCATGTGTGAGATCGTCGAGTGGTCTATCCGCGACGAGAGCATGCACTGTGAGGGAATGGTCAAGCTGTTCAGGGAGTTTTGTGACGAGCACCCTCGGATTGTCACAGATGACTTTAAGAAAGAAATCTACGACATGTTTCGTGGGGCAGTTGCTCTCGAAGACAAGGTCATTGATAACGCTTACGAAATGGGGCCGATTGAAGGCGTCAGTGCGGACGAAATTAAGCAGTACATCCGCTACCTAGCAGACCGCCGCTTGATCATGCTTGGGCTCAAGGGCAACTGGAAAGTCAAGGAGAACCCCTTAGAGTGGCTCGACTGGGTAATCAATGGGGCTAGTCACAAAAACTTCTTTGAAGGCACTGTGACGGACTACAACGCCGATGGCATGGCAGGAGAATGGGGGTGGGCCGCCGCATGACAGAAGCTCGAGTTCAAAAGATGCTAGACCGTCTCAAGCTACAGGCGGAAGCGTGTGACTTAAACCCTACTTTGGGTAATAAAAAAGTTCTTGAAGACGCGGCTAAACTCATATATGATCTACGGAATACCTTGAGGTTTAGGAAACCGTATGATCGAGATGACACCCACTGAAGAACAAATAAAGGAAGCTCATTTTAACGCAAGTCACTTGCTTAATTTACAAGGAAGTATTACCAAAGGTGCCGGCAGTATTGCCGGTGCCCTTGGGGAAATTGTCGTGAGAGACTTCTTCAACTACGTGCAGGCTAGTAGCAAAAACTATGACATGTACACCTCTGAAGGTAAGACTATCGACGTTAAAACAAAGCGATGCTCTTCTGCCCCTCGAGGGTACTACGAATGTAGTATTAACTCTCAAAGTTTACATCAACAGTGCGACGAATATATTTTTGTACGGGTGTTAAAAAACTTGAAAACGTTGTGGATTGTTGGTAGGATTGACAAAGATAAGTACTTTGAAAAGGCTACACGATACAAAGCGGGCGACAAGGACGAAAGTAATAATTTTATTTTTAAATCCACATCGTATAATTTAGCAATAGAAGATTTATGTCCGATACAACAGCACGACTGCTCAGCTTCACCATCGAGTTAAACCGAGACGGAAATTTAGAGATTGAACTCGATTCCGTCGACACAAGGGAGATGGAAATTGTCCTCAATAAACTTGGATTCATTGACTACTCCTACAAAGTATCCGACGTAGTACGGTCGTACTATAGTCACATTAGCAGTAAGATTAGCTCGTAAGCATAAAAAAGGGCCCCGAAGGGCCCCAAGTATTATTGTTATTATAACAAATTTGTTATTTTTATTTTATTCCGACGGTCCGTCCACTGACATGCGTCCGGGGGTAGCCGACATTCCGAGCTTGTCCTCTATTTGAGCCAACGTTCTACGCATCTCTGCACGAACCTCGTCACTTAGAGACGTGTCTTCAATTCCTCGTAGGAGTTGACCCCTACGTCTTTGTAGGGCTTCTCTGTCCGGCGCTGTGTCGGCGTTCATTCCTGCACTCTCGCCCTGCATCTCTTTAGGGGTACCCGCCGCCCTTTTCTTACGCATCGCTTGTCCGCCGTACATCATTGGCTTGCGGGTTGCCATCGTATACTCTTTCATTCCCATCGTACTCTTCCTCGTTTTAAATTAATTAAATAAACTTGTCATTTGATCAACTACCCCACTCGCTTGCGTCAGGGCAGAAGGCGGGGCAGATCCTACTCCCTCTCGAACTGGTGTGTTCTGTATATCTTCTTCAGATTTAGGCTCCTCGTCCACTACTGCACGTGTTCCTTTTGCGATCACCGCAATCATCGCCTCGTCAAAGGCTCGTATTTTTTCTTCGCTCGTAGGTAATCTACCTGTGCGTACTATCTCAGCAATGTGTGACGCAATGGCGGGATCAGATATCACATTTAAAAACTGCTTCTGCCCTTGAATCCGGCTCCTCTGAATCAACGCTTCAGATAGAACGTAGCGAGGAGAAACGACGCCTCGAGAGATCGAGTAGAAACGACTCAACCAAGATTCGAGCGACATTGCCTTCGCCTTGCCCGTGATGTTAACCCGCGAATACGTGGTCAACTTACGCGCTTGGAAATCCGCAATGGTTTTCACATCGTTGTAGTGATCTTCTCCGAGAATGCTCTTGAGGTTTGCGGCTACCCTTCTCATTTGATCAGTGCCGTCAGGATCACCCAAAAGGTTATCGAGTTCCTTAACGTTGATTTCAACTGTGCGGCTAACTTCTGTTCCGTCTCGAGCTATGTCGCTCACATCTGAGAACTGGATTGTTTTGTCGTTGATATACTTACTGACTTCGTACCGTAGCTGGTAGTCAAAAGCTTTACTCGCACGAGCTTCAATGTCCGCAACTTCAGCGGGAGACTTGCCTTGAATTTCAGCTTTCTTAACGACGTTATTGATGTGAGCTGAACGCATTTCTTCCACTACTTCAGAGGACATATCCCCTTGAATAATGGAGTCATACATGGTCTCCCCGCCACGTGCAGGCTTAGCTCCCAAACTTCTTGTTAGGTTAATTGCTGTTAGTGCGGCGATGTTGTCGTCACTAAAATCAACATTAACTTGAACTTTGGTTGTAGCGGCGGCGTCCTGAATAAGCTTTGCCGCCTTTACATCGGTTTCAGCCGCCAGCTTGTTCACCTTACGAAGCTGATCCCACCCTACTGCACTAGCTAAATCTTCAAGATCAATTAGGGGCCGTCCGCTACCCGCAATGATGTTACCATCTGCGTCGAAGTCGTACGAGCGTATGCTGTTGAGGTATGTTAGAAATTCCATGTCCTCGTCAGTAAACGGCTGTACGTCTCCCCACTTTTTGTTATTGAAGAAGGCATTATAGTACGCGTAACCGTCTTCGTCCAAAGTTTCGATGTCGACATTCTTTAAAAAGTCTTGGAATCCGGCGGAACCCAGTAGGCGCTTTTTTGCGTAGTTCGCAAAAGCGTTACGGACCGACTCGAGGTTAGGACTTGCATTATCTAAACGAAACACAGGAGGACGCTTGAGGCCTTCCTCTGCGTCTGCCCACGGAACGTCTCCGATGAACCCCTTGTCATTAGGGTCCTTCTTTCCTCCAAACGCTAAGGCTATGACATTTTCGACTAGTTCGTAGCGCTGTGCGTCCGTCTCTGCCTTTGCAAAGTCAGCTTTGAGGTTATCAATGGTAAAGGCGGGGCCCGTACCGTTGCGGTACTCCACAAGAGAACTATCTTGCTTCGCCTTTGCTCCTGTAGCGGTGTATGTCCATCTCCGAATCTGGTCATCTGTTCGGGTTGCGAGAATAACTTCTTCGTTGTATCGCGTGTTGATATCTCGTAGCTTGCCCGTTACTTCCGCGCCCATAGGCTGACCGCCGTCTACCCCAAAGAAGTCAGACTTGAAGCCCAACTCTGGAGATTCAGCAACGCCAAACAAGTTTTCTCGGGAGATAGCTAAAGTTCGCCCAGATTCTCGCAAGCCAGAAATCTTGCTCTTAGAAAGCTGATCCGCTTTTGACCCGAGAGCTTTGCTGATGTCTTGCATTTCTTTTGGACCAATAGGTAACCGCATGTTGGTACCAATTGTCCGGAAAATTTCTAGCGTAGCTTCTACGTTTGCGTTTAGGTCGGCCAGCTCGTCGCCGTCTAGAGCATCCAGCTCCCTATCTGTTTTAAAGAGTTTTCGAGCAGTTTCTGTGTCTATGTTTTGAAGAGCGTCGCGTAGCTTAATCCACTTAGTATACCCGCCGTCTGCTGGTTTAATATCTGCTGTTTTTTGCAGAACCGTGAGAACTTCGGGGCTGATTTGTTCAGAAATAAAGTTATACTCGCGCTCTGCTCCAGCTCCGAACACTGTCTCCATAACGTTGATTTCTTTTGCGGGGATACTGCCCCTCTCTCCTTTTACAAGGCCAACCTTTACAGGTACCTCAACAGCGCTAGTGATTCGCCCTTCTCTCTGGAGGTAGGAAGCAAGAGTCTCAATGGCCTCTGATCCCCCGATAATGCTGTCTCGAATAAACCGAGCGTCCATGAAAACATCGGAGCCTGCATTGTTTCTCCACTGCTCGTACTCTATGTCAAACTGCTCGCTTTTTATTTTGTTTATGTGTAAAAAGACGGCATTCAACTCCGATGAAGGGTCAGACTTTGCAAGATCGGAGTTCAACTTCCGATTTGCACGAGTCATCGCAGTTAGGGCTTCCAACCTCTGCGTAGTTTCTTCCAATACTTTTTGAGATATTTGCTCGTCGTCCAGCCCTTTCAACTCAAGAATCATTCTCTTGCGAACGTTGTAATCGTTAAAAGCTTTTTCTACGTCGGGTAGGGTGTAGCTCTCGTTATCTGGACCTAACTTACGTCCTTGCATTCTCAGCAAAAGATCGTCTGCTTCTAAATCAACTTCCGCTTCTAGTGCGTTAAGTCTCTTTTTAAAGTCTCCGTCGAGGGCTGTATGCAAAGTAGTGAAGTTGG